GTTATCCGAGTCGGTCACAAACACATAGAAGTCTCCGTCCTCTAATTGACTCTTGGCCAGTGTCTTTGTACACCAAGGAGTATTCTGAACTAACTGCGAGAGAGCTGTGGCGTCGGACTCCGACCCTTGATTGAACTTCACCCACCGGCCTTCGTTCGTACTAACCATGGACATAGTATCCATGATATTTTTAGCGTTGTCGGCCTGTATCCCGGTATAGTCCTTCAGCAATTCCTTACTGCCTGACGTATACAAGACCGCCAGTGATCCGGCATCAAATGGGGTAATGCCGCGCAATGTCTTATTATTCCTCTTGCTATAAGTACCTGTGTTATAGTCATAGTTATGTGTCAATACAGCATCTAGGATGAGGTACTTAAATGCTGGCGAGTATTCAGATCTCTTCAGGTAGTCGACCCACTCCTTAGCCACAGCTGTCTGTGTCTGCCGGTAGTTATTGACTCGCTCCATGCGATGTTCGGGGCGATTTGCCTGCGCCCTCATCTGCTTAAGGTTATCCTCGTTAACGCCCTGCGCCTCGGCAGCTTCCATCTCCTGCTCGATTTCTCTCTTGATAGCGTCGCTGTCTTCCGATACCAAATACGACTCGAACTCACTTGTCAACTTATCGAACTCCTGTTTTATCCTCCTGCCTATATCTTCAGATGTGAATTTAACGCCCTGAAGTCCAATGGTCTTTATCGCCTGCTGCGTGTATTCGTCAGTAACCCCGGCCCTAGAAAACTTAAGGGCGTCCTGCTCCGTTATGCTTATTATCCCCTTCTGGCGCCTAATTTCTATCGATCCGTCTCGGGTCTTTACTGATACCGACGACTCTGAAATTACTGGTTTCGTGCGCTTAAACACCCCTCTCTTCCCTTCCGCCGCCCGGCCGAACATCTTGGCTGCGCGCTCCACGGCCTTGGTGTCCCCGTATTGAAGCCCCCGGGATAGGGTATTGAAAAGATCCACGGCGTCCCCGGACTTCGTAAGGCGAACAGTGAGCTTGCCCTCTCCAAGAACAGTTGACAGGAAATCGTTGATGGCCTTCTCGATCTTACCAAGTACGGTCTTGTTCTTTACCTCGACCATGCCGCGAGAAAGGTAGGATGCAAGTTCTGCGAACGCTTCTTCCGGACGCTGCGCCTCATTGTACTGTGAGAGCCAGCGCTCCATGTATTCACCAAGGCTTATGAACTGCCCCGGGTTCTGTACGTCCTCTACTTTTACTTTGGCGCCAATGTGTGGCATGATCTTCTGTACCAGACTCAAGACCTGTGCGTCCCGGTTGGTTGCGGCCCTGTTGATCACAGCATGCACACCTTCATGAACAACACTATCTGCACGTGACTTGTCTTTATGTATGAGTACAACACCTTTGCCAGCGCCATCACTGATGAAGGACGCTCCTTCCATAGCCCGGTCGGCTATCTCCTCCCCGAATACCTGTGAAATTCTGTCACGGCTTGAGTCATCCACGATAAGTGTCTGAATGCCCTGATCCTGAAGAGCACCGGCTGTGCGGCGCGCAGCGAGCAGGGTGTTGCTGGCATTTACCTCCACGTCCGGCACGTCCATAACATTAAACACGGTCTGACCGTCGGCCAGTCCAAGGTCGTCGGGCGTGAACTGCCTCATATCTGCGGCGATCTCAGCTTCCACCGTGTCTAGCTCCTGCCGAAGCTGCTGCTTCGCCTCTGGCGTGGCTTCCTCCTGCCCGATGAGATCCTGCAGATACTCCCGGCGCATCACATTGTCGCGTACCCGATCGCTCTGCACCCGCTCGTTAACCATGAAATCAACCACCTCTTGCTGCCGGGTAACTGCCTCTTGATACTCTGGACTATCCACTCCCTTCTCCTGCTGGAGTTGATCTAGGTAGGCATCATACGCCTCGCCAACATCCTGTGATCCGTCTGTCCTCGATAATGGGACGTTTGCAGCAATCTGTTTTGCTTCTGGAGAATACACCTTCCTTGGCGCCTCTACACCGATAGCTAGTCGGGTAGTCTGATCTGGCGCTGGTGTGGTGAGCGCTTCTCTGCGTGCAATATCCTCTTCCGTGGGTTGCGTGCCATCCATGAATGTATTGGCCATTCCCTTAGCAACCTCTGGCGTTGCGCCAACCGCTGCACCGGTGGCCGTAACTCCGCCTCCGGCGATGGCCCCGGTGACTGCGGCGCCGAGAACATTGTCGAAAATATTCCTATTTCGGTCGATCGTGTACTTATCCACCAAGTTCTCTGCAATCTGAGCGAGTGCTTCCGATCCGCCCTCCTCTAGGGTATTGCCTAGGATCTTGCCTCCGATAGCCATGAGTGCACCCTTCACGCCTTTAACAGCGTAGTCGCGCCCGAACTTGGTTGCCATCTTCAGCGCCTCGCGTCCGATCTTGCCGGATACGGCTTCACTCAATCCCTCGGCCAAGCCAGTGAGCATAGTGTTGACGGCCGTAGCGCCATTCATGTCATAGCCTTGATCAGCCAGCTCCTCGTACTTTCCCTTGCCTGCAGCCGCCGCAATGGCCGTGGCGCCAACGTATGGTACCATGGCCACGATCATTGTTGGCAGTGACGCGGCTGCGTCGATGGTCGCTTTGCGAAGTGCGCCGATCGGATCGCCGGCGCTGACCAGATCCTCAAAGGTCTTGTCGGAATTCTCAAGCTGCGCCAAGGTATTCTTTGCCGCCGCTCTTTGCCGGGCCGCCCACTTATCCACCCCTCCGAATTCATCGGACAACTGCTCGACCGTGGCCAAGGCTTCCCACCCCGGGGTAACCGATAGCGCTTCCTTGGCCGTGGACTTTGCAATCTGAAGTGCCTGTGAATATTCTTCCGGGGTGACCTCTCCTTTTTTCATCGCCCGGCGCATCGACGAGGTGGCTATTCCTGCCTGAACATCGGCGCCAACGTCCAATAAATATTCTGGTATTTCAGCAACGTCCGCACTCAGGCGCCGGCCACCAGCACCAAGAGCCGCGCCCATTTGCGGGAGTAAACCCTGTTCTGCCATGGGTCGCTCGGCGCGCTCCTTCTGCGTCTTCTCATCCACCAGTGCAGTCTCCTGCACGCGAACTCCCGGGTATGGTGATTGCTGCCTGCGAGTTAGACGTGACTGGCGTAACTCGTCGATGACCTGCTCGCCAGTTTTAGGCACATTGCTTTTCACTCCTGCGGAATACACAGGTTCTGTGCCCGGAATGGTTGGGATTACTTCTGGCTGAGACGATTCAAGGTATGCGGCTTCTCCGCCGACGGCTACAGGCGACGGGATCTCCTGACCAGCAAAGGTCCTAGGCGCCACATCGCCTTCAGTGTCGGGCGAGCCAGTCCCAGATACGGGTAAGGATGGGTCTTGATTTTTTTTTTCAGGGGTAATGACCTCGCTCATATATGAGGCGAAGTCATTCTCGTCTTTGTATGAGGTCTCGTCTATCAAGTCTTGCTTTCGCATGAATCCGTACACCTCCTTCAGCTTTTCTGGCGTTCCATAGCCGGCAATAAAGTCCTGCTCGGAGATCTCTCCGCCGAGCTGGTTCTTTTCTTTCAGAAATGTGTACAGTTTTTTAAGTCTTGGATTGTCCATTATTTATGATGATTTGGCGCACTACAAAGATAAGCAAAATAATGACAACTGGGAATAGTGCGCCCATTTTTTATTCTTTGCCGAATTTATCCACCTTCTTTTGTTCCGGCTGACCGGTCTGGCTTTCTAATCCCACTGGCTTGACGGCGCCAAGAAGTCCAGATCCTTTCGGATTATACATCTTCAACGGCTGACTGAATGTGGAGATACCTACGCCAGAGATGAGTTGATTATATGAGCTCCTAGCCTTGGCGTCCCGCAGTGTCTCATCGAACAGCGACGGAGAGAACTGTATATAACTTGGCCGATCTGAAACCTTGACCGTCGTCTGTACCTCGCCAGTTTCTCCTACGGTGGAAGATGTGGTAGAGTATTCCTTTGGGAATGCTTCTACGAATGCGTTGCCATTCTTGTCCACCATGAGGCGGCCAAACTTGTACTTTGGACTTTCGTATCCCAAGAAGGCGTCGCTCGATCCGTAGAATCCGATGCCGGCTGGTGACTTTGCTCGCTCTGCATGCTGCTCTGGTTTCTCGTTAGGTGCCAGTGGCCGGCCCGTGGCCTTATTGATGATCTCCCCGTTGGAGTTTCGTACATATTCCGTAGTCTGGAATACCCTGTTCACCGCCTCCTTTGGCTTGCTCTGCATGATCAGCCCTGTGGTTGCTGCAACGTTTTGAGCTAGGATGAGAGCTTGGCTATCTGGGGCGTCGCCGGTAGATCTGGATCTTTCCATGGCGATTCTCGCTCTTTGCACCTCCTCTTCCCATGCGGGGTTTCGAACATATTCCCGCTTAACAGAACGCACCATCTTCGAATCAGAGAATGGCTCAAGCATACGTGGCAGCTCTGCCACACGCGCCTCGTCGGTGGGTGCGTCTCCACGCTGCGTGATCCTGCGATCCACCAACGCCTTCATACGGCTGTCTTGCAATAACGCATCGGCAAGTCCGGAGTTTAAGAACTCCTGTGCATTCTTGATGCGAACCTGCCCGGTGGCTGCATCGTACACCATGGACTTATTGAACTCCATCTTGAGCTGCTCCTCATCCATGCCAAAGTAGTAGCGCTTGGCTGCTCCTTGCGCCGGCGTAAGATTCCCGGGCGTGGTGATGTCCTGTATCACCTTGCCTAACTGGTCTAGGCGATTTCGAATAACCTGATCCTCCTTTAGGGCGCCCGGCGTCTTGATCAGGACTTCCTCGGCATCCATCCCCTGCAGAATGTTCTGCTCCAACTCATCCAGCTTACCGGTCTTGACATAGTTCTGCTTGATTGCGGCCAACGCCGTTGGCATATTCACCTCATTGTCAGCCTTATATGCGGCAGCGCTCTCCTCGATGAACTTCTGAAACTGGTTGGAATAATTCCAGAACTTCGTATAATCTGCTGCGGCTTTTGTCACATCCGCTTGGTTGACATCCAAGCTCTCTGCTATCTTGTCGACCTCGGCGGTGAGCAAGCCTTGGGCCTCTTGTGCGTATGGCCCATAGATCAGCTTGGTATCGAGAATACCCTGAATCTCGCCAAGCGCCTTATCCTTGCGCTCGCGCTGCCTCTTTGCAACATCTGCAAAAATGTCGCTGAACCCGGGTTCATTCCTATTAAAGTAAGATCTTCCTCCTATCATGTTGTTTATTTTTATCCGATAAACGGATTTGGATCAGTATATCCGCCTCCATACATCGGGGTGTCATACGGGCTCCCTGTTGGAATGGCTCCGCCCATCCTTGGCGCCCTTGCCCGGTTCTTCATAAACATCCCGAACAGTGTAGACACTACCTTATTGTCGGCCTCTGCCGAGTACAGGTTGCCAAAGGTACTGCCCATAGACCTCAGTCCTCCGTAAATATTCTCACCGCCAACGCCCATGAGGCTGGCACCCATCTGAAGGTTCTGCTGGAAGGGCATCAGTTCGTTCTGCTCGTAGGCAAACCTGCGCTCTCCAATCATGCCCTGTTGTGCAGCCTCAAGGCCAGACAGGCGCTGTTGAAAAGCGGCATCCTCCTGCATGGCAGACTGTCTCAGCGCCCGGTTGGTCTCGGCCTGACTGGTACCAAGTACACCCAGTAGGGCTGCGCTACCCGGAGCGGCCTGCCGGGCATTGTAGATCGTGCCAGCTTGGTTGGCAAATATATCATTCTCCAGATCCCGGAAGGCTCCGGGTGTGGCGTTTAGCGTAGCCTGTCTCATACCCATGCGGGCCTGAGCCTCCGGGGCTATGTCATACGTTGGCCTATTGGCCATAGCCCGCTCAAACATGCGGCGCCCACGGGTGCGATCTGCAATCCCCTGTACAATTCCATATAGGGATGATCCTATTTCAAACGCAGCGCCTACTCCTCCAAGCGCAGCCATAGTCCCCATCTGTGTTGGTCCAGCCATCTTGTGTTTATTTTTGATTTAGCATGGGGTGCCCACGCGAAATATCATATTGAATAACAATCCCGTTCATAGCAAAGTTCTGGTCGAATCGAACGGCGATGGGTAGGTATAGCCCTCTCACCTGTTCGCCAAACAAGAGTGCGTGCTCGTAGCTCTCGTGTCCCGGGGACAATCTGTCCCGTAGGAATGAGGCGTAGAACATTGACTCGGTGTGTACGAATTCATCCGACTGAAGATCGGTGCTCTGCTCGTATGGCTCTTCGTTGCGAACATGTACCCACTCCGGAGCAACGTCGGAAGCAATTCCAACGCTCTGTGGTAGTCGTACGTCCATGGCGCCACTCCCGATAGGGAACGACACGAGCGACTTAAACGCTGTACCGTAATACGTCATAGTGTCCGTATCGTGCACGTATAGATCGCTCCCATCGAAGCTGATCACCCATCTATTGATACAGGCCAGATGGTCCGGCGTGAAGTCTTGGGCGCAGTCCCATCCTTGAACCTCTGGGTTATAGCGCCAAACCATGCCGGTTCTGGCTTTATGTGGGTTCGCCTGACTGTCATAGTCTGACAGTACTGGCGTAACAATTCCTCCACTGGGAATGTAAACACAATACTCTGAGGTGCGTCCATCTACGGTGGCCCAGATGCGCGACGAAGCGCCTAATTCATACAGTACCTCTGTGAAGAAGGCGGCCATTCCGTTCTGACTTACCGGAACAAGTCCGTTCTGTGCGTACTGCACGACCACACCATTGATGCGGTCAACGAAATAAACCCTGCCCTCGTCCACGGCCACGCTCTCTGGGTTCACCGTGCCGTAGCTGCCACGTAGGTTGTTCACGGTCCCGATCACCGATCCAGAGGTTGCGATGATGGCCGCACCTGCGTTGTCCACAATTCGTGTTTCTCCAAGATATATGGAATTGGTCTCGGTCTCGCAGATGGCCAGCATGACTGAGCCGTACTCCTGTGTGCGCGTAGTGATCACTAGTGATCGGATTGGCCCTGAGTTACTGTCCAGATCTACGTAGTCCAGTGCGTCGAACGACGATAGGCCATTTACCTGTGTCGATGCTAGGCGAACGTTGGAATAGCAGATATTCTGTGGTCTCACCGATCTGGTATCCTCAACTATAACAATATTGGGACGGCCTATATCGGTAAGCCACTCTTTCCAGTAAGCGTCCTGCGGATTCATGACCTCTACGAAAGCAGATCCTCCGGTGGCCTCCCGCTCCTTTATGGATACGTCTCCGGATAGGGTGATAGTCGTACTCGATAGCGCTCTGGATGCGGTGCCCGGTGAGGATACTGGATACACGGCGCCGACCTCGTAGAAGGTTTCCTGTAAAAATTCTTTGCGTGGCGTCGTAATTTCGAAGAAGTGCTGCTTGCCGGTTATGATTAGCTCTCCTAAATCCTTGGCCTGACATACAACGTACGATCCAAACGTGTCTATGACCTGTAACAGGTGAGTCGTTTCATCCGAGAACCAAATCCTTACGAAGTCGCCATCCAGAAAGGAATACCCTAGCCCATTGGCGGTGATAGGAGACAGGTTGATGGCTATGCCCTGTACCTTGTCGGGGTCGAAGTCGTCGGAAAAGAAGCTGTTGTCGTCGTTCTTTGTAATCCAGTTGCCGTCAGCGTCTTTGCCTACATACTGTATGAACTCTCCAAACCCTTGGACAAATGACTGATGCGTTAGGTTCTTGGTTCGAACAATCTGATAGTGAGTAGCCCACTCTGGAATGTCGGTCGCGGCGAATGTAAGTGCCACAGATATGCTCGGGTAGATTGCCGGGTCTTCATACGTTCTGATGGGTATTGATACAATCGCATCATCCTTAGTGTACACACCTGCACTCCTGCCAGCGAAGTCGTAGAATACAACCCCGACTCGGTACCTTCCGCCACTCTTGAATGATGTAGAATCTATATCCCCACTAGGTGTGCCGGCAATACCGTACACCTGTACATCTCCAGACGGGCTACCTCCGGGGTAGTCCCTGTTGACCTGACTGTCAATTATCGTAGTCTCGTATCCCGCGCCATACACAGGGATCTTTGCGGCCACGTAATTCGTTAGATTGATGTCTAGGTCGTATGTGGAAAGAGGCCCGATCCTCATAGATGGATCAAGTACCACGGACGGGGGGAGATCCCCCTCAAAGAATCTGTTAGGCAGTAGTATGTCTGTTACATCGTAGTATCCATTCTCCTCGTCAGACAGGGATGTTATCCGAACAAACAGCGACTCGTTGTACCCGGCGTATGAGTTATCCTGTGTGTATATAAGCACGGCCAGTGCGAATACAAACTCGCCATACACGGTAGATGTTCCTATATTCCCGGAAGCAGCCGTGGCTACTATTTCTCCCGACGTGACTTTACTGAGGCCAAATACATTGTTACCCAAGAAGATGCGATTCTTTGCTGCGGCCAGCGCTCTCGACGAAATCGGGACCGAATCAAAAAGTTTCGCTGAATACTCCTCCGAGATTGCAACACCATTTGAGTTGTTGTTAAAGTCATATCCAAGTAATACCGTTCCGCTGTTGTGTTGATCAAAAGCAGTTGCGTCCACGGCAAGGCTTCTGTCCCACTCCTTGATTGTAAAGAAGGAACCGGTATTGCCGGTACGGATATGTAGCCTTACCTTGTACACCTCGTTAGGTATCTGTTGCCGGCCATCCACCAGCACTCTGATCGAGTCGAACGTGTCGTCGTCCTTATTGTAATTGATCAGCTTGGAGTATGGCGACAATACGCTGATCTCCTGATCGGCATACACGAAGGACAGCGCAAACTGCACCGCCACCGTGTCGATAAGGTTCAGCTCAAGTCCCAGTGTCTGTTTCGTGGCCAACGGGGAGTAGGCGGGATATGGGCGAATCAGTGTGATGTCCTGCGCGGTGAGTGAGCCATAAGGCGTGGGCGTGATCCCGTCTGGCGAAGTGTAGCTGGAGTTATACGTGCGAAGTCCTCGCTCCACATTCATCTTCTTGGGCTCCTGATCATCCTGCACCCAGTACAGGATGTCGCCAACCTTATCAATACCGGTTATGGGCGTATCCTGCAGGCCAAGGAATTCTCCGGCGGCGACCGTGCTGATGGTTCCGGTGCCCTGATCGAACATCATAATCCGGTGGGCGCCGTCGCTCGCGTACAGCAGGTAATACAGCCGGCCAAGTTCGGCCTCAGCGTATGATCCGATCACCGTAGAGTTCGGAACACTGGCCGAGATCTTCCGGTTACCCTTACTCGGCTTAACAGCGGCGATCCTCCCGTCTGCCGCAATGACATAGCTGACGTTCTCTGCATTGAGAAGGTCAGTGTCCGGGAACACAGACAGATCGGCGTCGGTATTTACGCGACCCGAGAATATCTTGTTCTGAAGTCTCATCCCTTGATCGACAGTTTAATGTTTCTGCGTTCCAATCCCAGTAAGTCTTCTTTTGTAAGGGCGTAGGTAGCCGCCCTCATGCGGCGAACAGCGTTCTGATAGTCCCTGTTCAGGCGCTCTATCTCTCCGAGCCGGCGCCCATACATACGGGCAAAGCTCATGGAGATGTATGTCTTTATAGATTCTTCTGCGTATGCCGGGACAAACGCCATGGCATTGGCGTAATCCGGCTGGTATATGTATTCAAGCACAATGGTTTCGCCCACGGCGATATACTCACCGATGAGTGCCACGCCGCGCTCCGGGATAACCTTGAATACATCCGTGCGGGTACCATCGCCCATGCCGTATATGCGCCCAAGCTGTTCGCCGTATGCAGATCGTGCGCTGGTTGAGTATGGGTCGAATACGCCGGATACCCCGTATGATTCGTATGGTGCTTCCGCTCCGCTGATGATGGATGGCAGGCGATTGTAGCTGGAATTCTGCGCCATGGGGACAACATATCTTCCTCGCCGGTGCCCTATCTTGATGTAGTCAATGTACCCATCCGGAAGCCTGACCATATTGTTGGCGTCAACTACAAGTTCTACCGTGCCAATGGCGCCGTGGTGATTGAGATTGATGTCGCGCAGGCAGCGCAGGGCCATCTGCAGCGCCTGCACGTAGTAATGTAGCGTCATTCCATTGCTGGCGAGGCTATCCCTTACGATGCTATCTATGGTCGTCTCGGTCATTGTATCGGTTGTTTGTCAGTGCGCAAATCAGCCGGGCCATCGGCGGCTAGGATATTGAGTACCGCCTCGATGATGCTGGCCTCATAGTCGGCTGGAATAGGAAGTAGGTCATCCTCTGCAATCTGCGATGGGTCTACTACAACAAGGCGTACACGAACCGTGCTCGGCATCTCGGTGGCCAGCTTATTGAAGACCACCGTGCCATGCCCGAACCATTCGTACGCAGTCTGCCCGGCCAGTATCTGTTTTAATCCGGTGTGCGATACATTGGCCAGTACTGACATCTCGTTAGGCTGTACCGGTACGTACGACAGGAAGTGATCATCCGGGTGCCCAATAGACCAAATGCCCATGCCGTGTGGCAGAGATATTGGATGCGCCGGCAGCGCAATCTTCGCCCGGCCCCGGGTGTCAGTGATCGTTACCTCGCACACACTGATGCTCGGGATGTTCTCAATGTAAGTGTTTGACCCGATCAGGATATTGTTAGTCTCCCCTATGACAGAAAGAATGTCCTGATCCAGCAGTAGGCTGTCTTGCCAGTGGTAGTCGAATCGAATTACATTCTCGCCAACGATCAGGTTATTGATGGCAATCTTTGCGAACAGACTCGGAGTTCCTGTTTGTGCTCCGTTGAATCTCAGGTAGGAGTTACTGCTTCCAGACAGTATGAAACGCTCAATATCTTGAGGTGTCTTGCCACTTGGCAGGGAGAACCCAGCTAGAGCAATACGGTACACGCTCTGAGAAATTTCCGTGACCACGACCTGAGCACCTTGCGCGCCGAGTGACCAGTACTCATCGTCCTCTGTGGCCCACCCTTCATCATCTGCAGTGGACCATGCCAGCTCGGAGTAGCTGAACTCCGGGAATGTACTGCACTTAGTACTCACGATCCGGGCGCCAGTATCTGAGGTGACTGCCACATCGTAAGTTGCAATCGCGCTGCCATTTACGTATCGTTCGTACATGGGCAGGTTTATGTCCATGTACTCGGTCTTTATGAGCTTATTGATCGCCTTGATCACGAGATCGTATACCTCGCGCTCGTCGATATTGGCATCGTCGGTATATGCTGATCCATATTTTCGAAGCAGGATCTGCTCCGCCATCTGTTTAAGCGTCATTGCTGTGCCTTTTGATAGTTGGTAATCGCCAGCTCATCGCGCATCGTCTCGCCAAGCAGGGCTATGGTCCGCTGGATGACCCGCTGAATAGCCGCGTCATTCCAGAGCATCTGCGTGCTTGTCGCCTCGCTGTATGTTACCGTCCTTCCGGATATGGTACCCTGCCAAGATGGTGCCTGTGGGCGCGATAGGTAGTATACGGTGCCTGCGTAGCCCTGCTGCGGGAAGATCTGTATCCTTCTGGAACTATCCGAGCTAGTGCTCGATATGATCGCAACAGGCCGGTCTGATGTCGGGCCTCTAAGTACAGAGGATAACCGATGCGGGAGCTCGTCTTCGGAGATGAACTTGACGGGCCGATTCCCGGTGCGCATTCCGGTGATGTATAGGAAGTTACTCGGCAATGTTACAACCCCGTCTGGACCACTCCCTTCCGGAACGGTTCCCGAGACGTAAGTATCCGTCGTGAATGTAAACTCCTGCTTGAATGGCTGTAGGTCAAGATGAACCTTGTACGTGACACCATAGGCCACGGGAGGCATCGGCATCTTTCGGTCGTCGCCATACAGATGGATGAACTCCTCCATCTGCGCCCTGTCCAGCGCCCTGTCTATCTGTTCCGGAGTCAGATACCCACCCATGTCCTTATTCAGAGACTGTCTTACTTGCTGGTGTATTACATTGAGATCCATTTAATTCCTGTTTCTGCGTACAAATATAAACAAAAAAGCCGTAGTTATTACAACTACAGCTCCAACGTATCCCAAAAAACCATGAGTCGAATTATTCTTTATTCCCTCTCATGAACCGAAGGGCGATGTAGGCAGCCAGCGCCGCAATGCACATGATTATTGACAATGATAGTAGGAACAGGCCAGCTTTTACCATGGGATTACCTTCCGTATAATTCGTCCATAATCAGGTTCACGATCCACATAAATAACATTGCCAAGGCTACGCCCATCATAAAGTATAATACACTAATCATATTAGAATGAATTTTTTTACGTATTCATACACCTTACGCACTCTAGCAAGCCAGCCGGCAAGGAATACCTTATTGCTCGGGCGCTTGGTGACGAGATCACGGTAGAATCGCTCCCGGTATTCGGTGTATATCCTCAGTGCTTCTTTCTCCCCGACGGTTCGGATATATTCGTTCACTGCACGCATAGTCACCGGCCCCATCTTTCCGTCGGCCTTTACGCCAGCAATGCGCTGCAGGTATCGTATAGCCGGATTGCCGGCATTCACATACCAGTCAAAGACACTGATGGCCAGCGCTTCTGAATCGATGACGTCTGCGCGGATAGCATCCCAGTACAGGCGCCTGTAAATGTCCTTGGCGGTTTCAACGGTGAGTGTTCGCATATCCTGCTCGCTTGGCGGACGCTTCAAATAGCGCTCGTACGTTGGCGCCGCAATTCCGAGATTAGTTCCAACCAAGCGCCCGGCAGAGTTGTAATTCCCGCTATCCTTTGGATGCTTCTGGTACCCTCCTTCCTTTTTAAGAACCAAGGCCACAGCCCTGTCAAATCTCGTCGTCGTCTCCATCGTCGTTTTGGGTTATGTAGCTGACCATCTGCATGGCCAGCGTGTTAAAAAATTCCACGTGAGTTCGCTCCTTGATAAAGGCTTCGACGTCCATGACCGCATAAGAGTCGTATCCCACCTCGATAAGGACATGCCCGTCGTTTATGGACATCAAGTTATGCCGCTCATTCTCGCCGGTGATGACGATCAACGGCCGTACTATTTGGTCAATAGCGACATCACGAGTCCCTAGCTCATGGCTAGGACCAAGTTGAATCATGCGCCAGACACGTTCATCCCATTCCTTGTTGTCGTCATGCGAGACAATGATGCTCCCGGTCATTCCGCTGTCGCTTATGGAGCTTATCAGGAATCCGTGTCCGTCGGAAGACGTGACCCTTGATACTTCCTTGGTATTGTACTCCGCCAGCTCGTCCTCGGAAATGAATTCGTAGCTGTACGGAAGGCCGGTATATGTGAATTCACTCATGGATATTTAGGGTTAAGCGACTGGCCCGAAGACACGCCCCGGGCCAGTCGCTGGTTTGCTAAAACGGCAGGTCTTCGTCGTCGACGGCTGGTTTCTGTGGAGCCGGAGCCTCAATTTTACCAAAGGTCCTCTCGAAAAGATCCCTGACTTCCTCACTGTCTTCCGACTTCCAACCCGCGAACGCTCCGCCGTTTTCAGTGGCGGGAGCGTCGGCCGTTGCGTTGTTCGTGGAACGTTTACCAGCAAGGCGCTCCTGTAGTACGCCGATGTACGAATCTTTGGCAGCGTGTGCCTGTTCGAATACTTCCGGGGCGCCTGTCGGCGTGACCTTGGCAATGGATAATACGGGAGCGATGTAGCCCTCGCCTTTGCTCCATGAAGCACCGTCGGCGTCAAGCATTTCCAGTTCGCCCCGGTATACAAGGACGAAAAAGCGCTCGTGGTTCCCGTCAATCGACCAGAGGTTGGCCTTGGACTGGACAGGCTTGCCCGGGTTTTCAAGGGCGAAGAAGGCGCGTTTAACGGCGTTGTCTACCGTGTTCGACAGTTGGATGGTGATCAACTTGCCGGTCTTCGGAGAGAAGCAGAGAAGGAAGCGGTACGCCCGGGTTTCCTTACTCGGGAAGTTTTCCTTCAGGTCGGAGTACAGGCCGCTACCGGCTTTCTCACCACTCTTGTAGAGGGTCATGACATCGCGCTTGATGTCCAAAACGTTCGAAGACGTGATGTCTTCCGCACCATTGCCGGTAAAGGTTTTCACCTTCCAGAAGGTGCCAAGGATAACGGCCTCGAACTTCGGGATTCTGATCGCCCTTTTGTCTTCGTGATCCCAGAAGTGGAACCCGGCTTCTCCTGCACTCGCCATGGTCTGTAGTGATTCAAGGGCCCGCTTTACCATGTTGGCCTGAATTTTACCTCCAGAAAAATCGAATCTAATAACAGGAGGAAGAGTCGCGCCACCCTTCGGGGCGTCTGCCTGCGTTGCAGGTTCATACCAGTTGCTCATAAATAAATGGTTTTGTTAAACATATAGAACAAGTATCTCTTCAATAGTTCTTTTAAGCTCTTCTTTTGACATACCCTCAAAGATGTCAACATCGAATTCAACACCAACACAGACTGGCTCTCCATTATATATGGTACTGATGATCCCCGGAATCTTATCTTTTTCGATGGGCAGCACCAATAGCTCTAGCTCTTGGGATATTTTAATCACTCCAGTCATGCCTTCTTATTCATTCTCCTTAATAAAATTATTCCACTTTTCCTTTGAACTAATTAGTCCGGCATCCTGAGAGCCATCTACGTCAAACACGCGCTCAAGATCCATGACGTAAAACTCGGAAAGCATGCACCTGTCACGATAGTATTTATATAGGCTGGTCGTTGATTCCAGTCTGGCCAGCGCTACATTGATGGCATCTCTTTCACTGCCGCCACTATCCTCTATAAATTTGTCTATTGCTTTCGAAGTGCTCATATATATTTCATCATTATATTAGTGCGTTATTTTTTTGTAGAGTACCTCCAGAAATGAATTACTCTTTTTGAATTCTGCGGGATTCCATTTACAGATTGTATTACCCCTCTCCCAATATACGTGAAAGAATCGGAACCGTAAGCATCTCTATTTTCGGAGCATAGATCGTATTCATGCTCTTCGCCATCTATAATGGCGACGCAAACATTATCGGATTCCAGCCCCATGACTATCCTCTCATTAAGAGCTGGTCTTTCAATCAATCTTGGAAGGATTACATTGCCTTTCATCTAGTTGAGGTTCTATTATAGCGCAAGATACCACTTTCCGGTGTAAATTGCAAATAATCACTCTCCAAAATCTAAATTATTTTCATCACCATGGATAGCCAGTCGCAGCGAATCAGCCGCAGCCTTGAAGAAGTCGTCACTCAGTCCTTCCCTTGCATTGGACATGCGCTTGATCTCTTCCGGGCTAACCTCAGAGTAGTTGCCACCAAGTGCCCGGTCAAATGATACGGTACGAACTCCGAGGTCACCTGTTGGCGCCACGAATTCCATGTTCTTGATCTTTCTGGTGACAATCTTTAATGAAGACCCTTCTTCCCTTGTAACCGCGATAATATTGTCGGCGAGGTTGTAGTAGTGCGAACTACCTAGAATGTCGTACCCGTCTGGTGCATCATAAAACCCATCTGCATTACGCTGGAGTTTCCTTGGGTGCGCCACAAGGAACACTGCCGCACGGTACCGCTTGGCGAACCCCTTGATCTTGGTCATCTGCTCCGAGGCTGCGTCGCTTATGGACGATGAACTGCTATTTTTAAGGCAGCTCAGGTTGTCAATCACGAACACCCTGATGCCACGGCTACGAACCAACTGTTCCCCCTTATGCAGTACGTCATCCACCGACATCATTCCGAATGTGGAGATGTAGTAAAAATGATCGTTCAGGTGCTCAAGAGCGGATAATGCCTCGCTGGATGACACGGAATCTTTGCGCTGGTATTTCCTAACCAGCCCTGTAATATGTAGCGATGATGATTTCTCCGCACTTAGGAACCCACAGCGCAGGCCGTATCGCTTGGAGAGTTCAACCGACATAGCATCCACAAGGTTAGACTTGCCAGATCCCGGGGCGCCGGTGATGATCGTTACCTCGCTGAAGTACAGGGTGAACAGATCGTCCAGTCCCGGCACACCACACGGTAGTGTTTCGGGGTACCCGTGTATGAGATACTGGTACGCTTCTTCCATATTGTCTTGAACCGTCTCGATCCCATCTAGCGGGAATGGAACGGCAGACTCGAAGCATTCTTTGATCAGCTTAATGCCGAGTTCAAGGTCGTACTTTTGTAAAATGTCGTTGGTATCCTTGACGCCGCTTGGAAAGCGAACCAGTCGGCACTTCTCCCTTCCAACGCGATCGGCCAGTGCGTGTGCGAGCTCCACCCCCTTGTCGTCGCCATCGGTAGCGAGATAAATCGTCTCAATTTTGTCAAAGATCGGTAGGTAATCGTCCATATAGGACGTATTGTTCGAGGCGCCATTTGGAACAGACACTACGAACTGGTATCCAGCGGCACGCCAAGACAGGGCGTCGAGCTCGCCCTCTGTAATAATGGCGTACTTATCCGCTAACTTCAGGTAGTCGCCGAGGTATAGGCCGAGCTTTGCGCCGGGTTCCAACATGAAGATCTTTTCGCCAAGGCCACGGTATTTCGTGTTTATGTGGCGATTGTTCTCATAGTAGTTGAAGGTTATGAAGGCGCCCTTTTTGGCGCTAAGAAAGTAGCCAACCTCTCGCATGTCAGCGATAGATGCCGGCAAGCCACGGGTCTCAAGGAACTGAATCAGGTCGTCGTTCGATTCTGTGAATTCCCGCTTGGGTATAACGTACTGCTTCTCTGACTTTGACTTAGATAAAATCCCCTTTGCTTCGCAGTGATGACAATGATATACACCATTATCCACCCGTATAGAAAGACTCCTATCCTTGGGGTTTCCCCGCCTATCCATACAGAACGGGCAGACCACCTTCACATGGCCCGACGCGCTCTCATGTGGGATAGGTATCCACTTACCGGTGGCCTCCTGAAGCGCCCGGCTTATCTCGTTTGATGTCATTGTGTCATGGATTTACTCTTCCTCGGAATCGGACCAGAGCAGTGCCTGCTTATGCTTGTCCGCATCTCTTCGCACCTCTTCTTCCTTCACTTCAAAGACGCGCTTCTCGGGTTCGGTCAGATCGCGGCTTATGATCTTGCGATCAGCCATGAGTTTCTCTACCCACTCTACATGTTTTCGCGCCTGCTCTTTATAGCGATGGTGATCGCGGTCGTCCAGCGCTTTCTTAATCTTGATGAGATGGGTATACTCCTTCTTCCAGTCGTTAATCATCCATCGGATGATACCAAGTACGTCAGTTATTTTTGCGTGCGGGTATCTATACAGCAAGGTTTCCACTGCCACGTCAATGGTTGTGTCCTCCTCTTCCCTATAAGCAGAGTAGACGCGGCTGATTTTGAATGATGCGTTGTCATTCACCGCACGCTTCAGGACGTTTCTCCATGCAGAGATGCGTTCCTGCGTAGGGTAGCTATTTGTGGCCCAGTCATGGCTATTCAAATACGTCTGGGGGTTCTTCTTATAAGTGCCAGTAAGATCGATGAAGCGATTGTAACGGACAACTCCTTCGAGAATTCGCTCCTGCGTACCCTTGGTGTATCGGTACCAGATCGACTTACACTTGATCTTGCCGGGGCCGCCGCCATATAGTCTCCAGAACTCTTCAAAGTCGATGTTCTCTTTGGCAGCGAAGAATTTCTCATACACCTCATTGAACATACCAGACTCACTGAGATGACGGAAGAGTTCAAGGTCGCCATGGCCTATAGCCATCTTGTTTATTCGCTTTACCCATCCTTCCACCGTGGTCGGATACTTGGTTATGCCATGGCTCGGCCTCTCCACGTTAGGAGCCTTTAGCATGTGCTCCTCTAAAAATGTCGACTGGTTTACTCGCTTTGACCCCATTTGGTATCACTTTGCCGGCGCCTGATTGTTTTCACGCCGAGGTTCTTCATTTGTTCTTCAAAGGTATCGGTTATATGGCCGTTGGCGTCGCAGGACAGACAGATAAAGGTCTGCGAGAGTGGCGTTGGCCCGATAGAATACACGACCGACTGTTTTTTTCTGCAGACTATGCACCTGCGCTGCTTGTTTTTAGCCTGCAATAACCTTATGACAAGACTGTTGCAAAGGTCGCAAGACTTTGCTACGTCCTGCAGGCGGATGTCGATGTGGCTGTATCTGTCGCGCTCCACCTCTTCGATCAGCGCAAGCGCCTTCTCAAGATCCTCTCCGTGCAGGTACGGGCAGAGGAACTTGGCCTTGGCGTACCCTACCTCAATAGTGAATGTCCTATTATTCATATACTACTGGCATTAGGGTTTTACTAGACATCAGTCTAAGTGCCATGGATAGGGCTAGGATAGCCCGCCGCTGCCCGGGATAGTCTTGATTCGCAGTTCCTAGAAGCAGATTGGTTTTGCGTTCTAACTGCTTCAACCGATAGCTTATCTGCTGCCAGTTGTCCGCCCGTATGATTGGCGAGCAGTTCGCTATAATCTTCAACTCGATCAGATGAGTACGGGCAATAGCATACGCAATGATCTTAGGAAGTTCATCCGCCCTGATCCGGGCAGACCCAAGGTTTACGAGGTCTGCTACGTCTGCTTCCGTGCGCAGCTCCTGCTCTCGGATACCATAAACTTTTCTCACCGCCCAACATATCTGGGCAAGCAGTCTTTCCTGCCGCTCAATCTCTTTGAGTTCTTCCTTGCTTATTACTCGCTTTGCCATTACTTGGATCTTGTTATTGACAAATATTTGTTATTGGACAGTGTCCATGTGCGTCCCACCACTTTGGACGCACCCGACCGCTCCATAGCGATCCTGATCCTATTCTTTGCAGCATCCAGCGCTGCGTCAATGTCTTTTTTCTCTGCTGTCAGGCGCTGCACATCAGTGGCTAGCTCGTCCAACCCGGAGTCGCGGATGACTATATATGGGCGATCATCGCGCAGCGACTTCGCAAAGTCATCACTACGATCGGTGATGGTCAAGATGTCGCTGTATTTAATCATCAGATCGAGCACAGCTCCGCGCTTCTCCTTGGCTGGAAGGTCGGATGACATCATGTCTCGGCCCTCGATCACTGCCTCATAAAACCTTGGCAGCCTCCAGAATCGCTCGACGAAGCGCTCGTATTCTGGCATGCCACGGTCTATGGTCATGACGTTCAGTCTCACGCCATCCTCAAGCAAAGCTATGCGCCCGAAGTCGGCGCCGAGGTAGTACATATACCCAACGAGTTGGCCGAGGTAGTGCGTTGGAACACCGCCGGTGTACCTTGCCGCGATACTTCCGTTGATCTTTTTGGCCTCAGCAACGCCGATCATGTCAGGGTAGTCTACGTCGCCCTGAACAATTCCATCTACATTGAGCGCCATGTACGGAGCGTGGTCGGGGGTGAAGGTGACTGTTGGCTTCTCAATGGTGCGGAATGTCTTGCCGGTGGCCCTGTGTGGAGCCCAGACGTTGCCATCCCAGTGCTCAAGGCGCGTGAGTACACCGGCTTCATCGATGTGCCCGCCCTCGCTGGCTTCGTTGGGCAGGAACTCGTCAGGCGTAAACCCTATGCGCTTCGCCCAGAGTGTGAGTGCATCCTGATACGGGTTGAGGTTGAGTATCGCCCCGATCTCAGATCCGCCGATCTGGGTAGATCCTTTACGGTATACCTGCCATTCTTGGTAGGTCATGCCGGTGAGGTCAATGGCATCCAAAACCCTATCGCCTATCTTATACTTCGTGTGCTGTATCATTACTCTGTTTTATTAGGCTCGTGATCGAGTTATTGATATGCATCAAACAAGCTCTGCGCGCCATGAACCTATCGCAGTAACCAGTGCTCTCGAAATTATTATCTGGAGTGATGAAGAAATATCTTTCTACGTCTGCATTCCACACTACAGCGTACCCTTCTGGCAGTAGTTGGTTTGGCGAGAAATTAACAACAGTGGAT